ATTTTTGAGAACTCATAATAGCCATGAAAATAGCTGTTTGCATCGTCCCGTTTCCATTCGGCTCGTGTCTGTTTGCAATATCTCAAAAACCCTGTGCAAAATTCCTTCACGGAATACTCGCTGCAATTCTCCACTTCGATTTCATACTCATATTCGCTGTCAGCATAAGGCCTTGGTTGCCCTTCACGGATAACCTTGACCGACAGCTTAAATTCCCTGATTGGCATGTCACACAACCTCCTTCAAAGCATCTTTCTCCGCAAGCTCCACGCGGAGCTTTTTATCAGTAGCCGACACTATCAACCGGATCTGCTGGCCTTTGGTGGGAAGAATATCCGTGACCGACTCAGCGTTGTCAAGCCACACAGGCGGCGCGAAGCTATAGTGTTCGGCAAGGGTGTTTATGATATCGAGGCCGATGTTGAGCCTTGCGCCATTGTTGAGATTGCTGTACGAAACACCGTTGTATGTGGTTTCGCAACATTCAGCAAGTGCTCCATTGACCTGCACATCGAACAACTTGAACCGGGCCATCCTGAACTTGCTGTTGATTTTGTCCTCCAGGAGCCGGACCTTCGCCCGGATGAACTCCTCGGTGAGATAGATTTGTCCCTCAATATCCTCAAACTCTGCCGCCAGTTTGCGCTCTTCAGCTTTTAAATCCTCAATTCGTTTCAGGCCGCTTTTGCGAGCTTCTATTCTTGCCGCCGCCTGTTCAAGCGATTTGATGCCATCGGCGATGCTATCTATTTCCTTTTGCATTGCGGCCACCTCAAGACTACTGTCAGCTTCGAGTTTGCGTATTTCATCCTGGATATCACGGTATTTTGCGTTTAGTTGATAGTATTCCGTTGTTGATTCGACTGGCATCGCACCCCTCGTAACGTGGTCAATATCGGCTTTAAGGGCTGCCTCTTTCTGTTCCATATCAGATAAATAGCCTTTTGCGGTATTAAGTGATTCCGTTACAATTCTGAGATTATTCTCCGTAGACACCTTGAGTTCTTTAAGCCGCTTTCCATCTGCATTGATGGCCTCCAGCTTCTCAGCCTTTGCTCGGTTAAAATCGGCCAGCGCCTTATCTCTGGCATCCTGGAGTTGTTCTTGTGGCAATGCCTGACCACATGTAGGACAGGTTTCGGATTGTTCAAATTCAAAAACCTTGGCGTTTTCTTCTCTCCAATCGCTGCGGAGCTTATCCATCTTTGCGTCCAAGGAATTTATCTCTGCTTCGTAATTCCTAATAGCATCGCTTTTGGCATTGATGTCGTACTTAGTCCTAGTAATTTCGCTTTGAACGAACGACAGCTCCTGACGTTTCTCTCCGACTTTTTCATCCAGCGCCTGACGATGCTTGTTCTTGAGGTCCATGATCTGGGCTTCGATCATGCGGAGTTCCTTAGTTTTCTCGGCTACTTGACCGCCAGCTTTCGCCTGAGCAAGTTCCTCCTGCTTCTTGCAGAGTTCTTCCCGGAGCTTGGCTATGTCGTTAGACAATTCATCCGGATTTGTGATGTCGTCTATATTCGACAGGCCTCTTTTGACTTCGTCTATCCGCACCGGGATTTTTTCCAGCTCCTTGTTGATTTCCGCGCGCCTTGCCTGTATGACCTTCCTGTGCTGCTCTATGGTACGGTTGCCTAGGATGTCAGCCAGCTTTGACAACTCTGGCTTGCTTGCGATAACCTCCGCGTCCGATACGTCACCGCAAACCTCAAGCAATAATTCCCGGCGCTTCTGCCAGTGAAGGATCTCATTGAAATAACGCGGGTCCGTGAGCAACCGGAATATGTTTTCGTCGGCTATCTCGGCAATGCGGGCATCATATTCCTTCTTCTGCACCGGCACGCCGTCCACGAAGTGGTCCGTAGTGTGGCCGGTGAACTCAGCGGTTGCTGATCCGCGTTTCTTGGTCCACTTCTCCTGGTAGACCTTTTTCAGGGCTAGTTGGCTGCCATCAGAAAGCTGTAGGATAGCTTCAACAGAGTGTTCAAGTCCGTGTTCGGGTTCACCATCAGGGCCCAGCGTTTTGATTTCAAAGTCTGCCCTGTTCAGGCTGTCCTTGCCGAACAGCAGCCATGTGAAGGCGTCAAACAGCGTGGTTTTGCCTGCGGCGTTGTCGCCGAACACATTAGCGTCTTTGCCCTGTGTATTCAGGTTGAAATATCGAATTCCCTTGAAATTTGCGAGTGTTAGATTAAGGATTTTCATACAATCGTCCTTTCTTGACACCTCACCGTATGAGTGATACAATGAGGGTGATAGTAATTCTGCGGCTTATGCCGCTTCTTTTTTTATCCAGATTTCGAGTTCTTGTTTGCCGAAATTCCAGGCGTCGGCGTGATTCTCAAAATACAGATCCAGGATCCGCCCATCGTATCGTTTTATTATCCAGCCTGCAGGCTTGTCCTGTACAGTTCGCCAGCCTACGCCTTCGATGTAGATTTCCGTACCTGCCGGCAGCATGTCCCAATCTGCTCCAACCGTGATCCCCTCAACAGCCGGATCCCCGCTTGCTGTTATAGGGTTATCCGGATTGCTCCATTTACCGCAACAGACGCTGCAAGGGCAATATGCTGTAACTATAAACTTGCCGAGGAATGTCATTTCTGGCGTTGTCTCCGGCTGCTTTGGCTCATCGATCAGCTCCGGGCTCGGCATTGGCGTCCGTTTCGGTTGCGGTGTTGCTGTGTCCGGTACTTCCAGCAACTCTGGTGCAGGCGCTACTGGCGCTATTGCTTCGCCAGCTATCGGAAGAGCGATAAAGGCGATTAGGCCGATGATTATGTAGAGTGCGCGCTTCATGCCCTCATCCGCCTTTCGTAGCAGTAGAGGATCCTTCTTGTTTTCTTGGTCTCGCGGTTAATCAAGACTAATTGTACCGGCGTTTCCCGCTCTACCAACCAATTCGCCGGGTTGAGTCCGTGCGACGTTATCAGACCCTTTTGCCTGCGAGTCGGATTCTTACCCTGCTTCATATGGCATCCCTTCCTGTCTGGGTCTTCAGCAGGATTTCCGCAATTTCTCGGATTGTTGCATCCTGTCGTCTAAAGAACTCCGCATTGCTTTTCGCTGTCTTGCTGGGTTTGCCTTCGGCTTCGAGCTTGTTTGCAAGCTCATTCCACGACTCTATCTCATGTTTGCGATAGGGCGCCGATATCATCAGATATGCCTGCAGGTCAAGGGCTTGCTCGCGGGTAAGGTTCAACGTTATCAAAGGTTTACCTCCTCTCACGGATCACTCTTGTCGCGAAGGATCCTCCGCTTGCGCCGCTCTTTGATGAACTCGCGAGCGGATACGATCAGACACCAGACGAACAATACGAAACCGAACAGGCTACCGATTGTCATGATAAAAATTAAGATGTCGATCAAGCTAATTGACCTCCGTTTCCTCTTGTTAAATTCCTGCGTTTGTGGTACACTATGGATATCAATAATTTTGATTGGGCCGTTACATGACGGCTCTTTCTTTTTGCGAAAATAGGACACTCAGGCCGGCTCCGATCATCTCATGGAGCTCTTTTGTTATGCTCTGCCAGGTTTCCTGCTCTTGGTCATCAATCGTGCCATCACAAGCAACATCAACCATACGGCTGTTAATGTCTGTAACGTCCTTGACCTCTTTCTGCAGCTTCAGGACCGACCTGGGAAGATCTAAGATGTGTAAGTCCGGAAGGAATCTCTGTCCAACTTCTGTTGACTGCTTTAAGTGCATGTACGCAAGGTATCGGGCTTTGTATATCTCGACCATCCTGCAAACTACATCATCCGGCGGGGTCGTCCTTCCTGCTTCGTACTCAGCCAAGCTTCGGGTCGATATGTATAGCCGCTCCGATGCTTGCTCCTGAGTTAAACCCGCAGAGCGTCTGGCACTTTTATAGATGTTATCACAGCATCTCTGCATTCTTCTTTCACCTCCTCTCGTGTATGATTATGATAAATCCTACCCCTTCCACTTTTCATTTCATCCCTGCAAGCGGCGAGTACCCTCTCGCCAATGATCTCTATGAGCGGGCGGTAGAATACGTCTTCGTCGACTTTTTCATGACTGATGATTTCCTCACTGATCTGCCGCCCTGTTTTTCTGTCTATCGAGACTTTGACAACAACTGCTTGCATGTCCCTCCTCTCCTCTACTCGGTTCCAGTTTTATCGAGCTCGCCGTCGTCTTGGTAGAACAGCGTCCAATCGAATCCAAGGACTGCAGCAATTCTTTTAGCGAGTTGCACCGAGGGGCGGCGCTCACCGAGCTCGATTTTGCTTATCATGGTAACGTCTACATTGGCCATATCGGCTATATCTTGTTGTGTTAAACCCTTACTAACGCGTATATCCTTAAGCCATATTCTCAATGTTTTCACCTCCGTGCTAGACGATCTGTCTATATAATATAGCCAATATGTCTATTTGTCAATAGGTTTTTATAGTTTTCTGGACTTTTTGGCTATTAATTTTCCATCTCTTTACTTTGGACAAATTGTCTATATAATGAGATTAGAGAGGGGAGCTGCTCTATGCTTGGTAAAAGGCTTGAAACATGCAGAATAGAATTGAACATAACAAAAAAAGAAGTCGCTGAGCGACTTAATATAGACCAATCAACATACGGTAAGTATGAACTCGGGAAAAGGGAGCCCGATGCTGAAACACTGCAAAAACTTGCTGATTTATTCGGGACAAGCGTTGACTATCTACTAGGACGCACAAACATAAAAGACCCGATTGAAACCATCGCTGCTCACCATGACGGTGATGACTGGACTGAGGAAGAATTGGCGGAAATAGAAAGATTTAAAGAGTTTGTGAGAATGAAGCGACAGCAGCGTAAGAAAAATGAATGAAGTTATGGGTGATTGAATGTCTAACACAAAAAATACTAAACCTTCAAATATAGAGCCGCATATTTTCTCAGTTACCCAGAGAGCTAAAGAATTGGGGCGTGACCTTGTAAAAATATCTACTCACAAAACCGATTGCCCATTATGCAAGCCTTGGCAGGGAAAAATCTTAAGCATCACAGGAAGAACAAAAGGATACCCTACGCTGGAAGAAGCAAGAAAAGCAGGCCTCTTTCATGAAGGCTGTAGGCATGCTATGGGATTATATATTGACTTGGATAAAGAGATAGAAGAATTAGAAAGAGAACTGAGGACACCTCGGAAACAAGCAGCACAGCCAAAAGGCTGCGGATGTGGTACAATAATTGCTTTGTTAGGCATGATTGCATTAATTATTATAGTAGTTGTTATTATTATTTCTTAAAGGTGGTGTGTTTATATGTTTTGTTCAAACTGCGGTCATGAAATAACTGGTAATTTCTGCTCAAATTGCGGCGCTCCAAGAGAAAAGACTAATGATACATATACTGATAACACGTCAGTAAGTACAGAGAATATTAACGGAACCGAAGTGGATTTAAAAAACATTGTTGAAACATATGGCCGAGATAGAATAAGTGCAATAAAATATCTTAGAAGCATTACCACCGGTCTTAGTCTCAGTCAAGCAAAGAACATCATTGATGATGCATATAGAAAATACCCCCCTCCAAAGCCAGAGAAAAAAGGTTTTTGGGAAAGCGTCAAAGAGCAAGCCAGACAACAAGAGGAAGAACGACAAGCACTAAAGGAACGAATCGCACAGATGGACAAGGAAGGTATCGCCTATTGTCCAAAGTGCTATTCTACCAGCTTGTCTGCTCACAAGAAAGGGTTTGGAATAGGAAAGGCGGTTATTGGAGGCTATCTACATCCGCTGGGTTTAATAGCAGGCAACATCGGCGCAAAAAAGGTCAGAGTTACTTGCCTGAAATGCGGACATCAGTTTTGGGCAGGTAAGAAGTAAAACATATAAAGCGGTATTATGGGGTAGCTATGTACGAGAAACTTCTTAGCGAAGCCGAAAAGGAGCAATTAGAAATCATCTTTCACCCTCTCCATGAGAACATAAAAGGTCTATACTGCGACGGCATTATAGCTATCAACAATAACGTTTCTACAACATCTGAAAAAACGTGTGTCCTAGCCGAGGAGCTGGGGCACTATTATACTTCAACAGGCGACATACTGGACCAGTCTATTACTAAAAACCGTAAGCAAGAACGCCAGGCTCGCGCATGGGCTTATATGAAGCTTGTACCATTGGTCAAGCTGATAGCGGCAAGTAAAGCTGGCATTAGTAATTACCCTGAGCTGGCGGAGTACTTAAACGTCACAGAGAGATTCCTAACGGAAGCGCTCAATTACTACAAAGAAAAATACGGCATGTGCTGCCGTATAGGTGACCACTGGATCTGCTTTGATCCATTGAGCATCATTGAAGATGAGGAGAGAAAGAGAGCATGAAGGCGGCAGTATACGCCCGGTACAGCAGCGACAATCAGCGCGAGGAATCTATTGATGCCCAGCTGCGTGCTATCAGAGAGTATTGCCAAAGATGCGGGATCCAGATAGTCAAGATTTACACCGACGAAGCGCGAAGCGCCACAACTGACGACAGACCCGGCTTCCTGCAGATGATACAGGACAGCGCATTAGGCCTGTTTTCTGTTGTCATCGTTCACAAACTGGACCGGTTTAGCCGTGACCGGTATGATAGCGCATTTTATAAGCGGCAGCTTAAAAAGAACGGTGTTCGCTTAATATCAGTCCTTGAACCCCTTGATGACAGCCCGGAAAGCATCATCCTAGAATCCGTCCTTGAGGGAATGGCCGAATACTATAGCCGCAACCTCGCCAGAGAGACGATGAAGGGCATGAAGGAGACAGCCTTTAAGTGCAAGCACAACGGTGGAAAACCGCCACTAGGGTATGATGTAGCGCCGGACAAGTCGTATTTAATTAACGAGCAGGAAGCTCGTGCGGTGAAGCTGATATTTGAGATGTATGCCTCTGGCAAAGGGTACAGCGACATCTTAAAAACCCTCATCAGCGAGGGATGCAGAACAAAAACCGGCCGGCCTTTTGGGAAAAACAGCTTGCATGAGATCTTAAAGAATGAGAAATACCGGGGAGTTTATATATTCAACCGAACAGAACGCAAACTGAATGGTAAGAGAAATCATCATAAAAGCAAAAGTGAAGACGAGATAATTAAAATCGATGGTGGCATGCCCCGCATAATAGATGATGACACATGGGAGGCGGTGCAGGAGAGAATGGGAAATCACAAAAGAGGTGCCAATTCGGCAAAAGAAAACTATTTGCTTGCTGGCCTAATTTACTGTGGCAAATGCGGCGGGGCAATGACTGGGACAAGGAAATATGCAGGCAGAAATAAAGATCTTTATGTGAGTTATGAATGCTCTACCCGAAAAAGGACAAAAGCCTGCGACATGAAGGCCATAGGTAAGGAATACGTCGAAAACCTTGTGATTGATTACCTTGAGAAAAGACTTTTTTCACCCGAGGCAATAGAAAAGCTTGTGATCAAAATTACTGAATATGCAGCTTCTCAGAGTCAGGAAATCAACCGGGATATAAAAGCATTTACTGATCAGCTCGCAGGAGTCCAGACTGAGATAAACAATATTGTCAATGCCATAGCAGCCGGGATGTTTCATCAGTCAATGAAGGCAAAAATGGATGAACTAGAAGCTAAAAAAACTAATCTTACAATAAAACTTGAAGAAGCAAAGCTGCAAGCCCAGACACATGCACCTACTGAAGACATGATAAGAAATTATTTACAAAAAGACGCTGATATAAAAAACAAAAGTCCGGAGGAGCAAAAGCGCATCATCCAGACTTATGTAAAGAAAGTGGTAGTATACGACGATAAAGTGGATACATTTGTGACCTTTCCCTGGTACGGGTCGCCTCCACCAAATCTCAATCGATATTTATACAATGAGAGCCGGTCCGTCAGGATAGGCTTTCATTATTGTTCGGATAAATCAACATTCAAATCAAGGGCTTCCGAAGCCATGAGGCCGACTTCGGAAGCCCTTTTCAGTTAGTGTGCAGTTACAATTCTGCTCATACGGGGTTATTCGGTGTAGATAATTTCGCCGGTTTCGGCGCTGCGGCGGTAGTGGCGGAGGAAGCTGTAGGCGATGTCGCCGTAGCCCGGCCAGAGGGAATGCTGCTGATACTCGGTGACGTTCAGGCCAATCATTGGAACGCCCTTATCGTTCTTTATAAGCCATTCAAAGTTGCGCCACTCGCCGTTAATCACGGTCAGCCTGAAGGAATCGTAGGGACGTCCGATCATCGGGTATTTTGCGTAGTCAAACTTCTCCACGGGAGCGATGCCGTTGAATTCGCAATAGGTTTGCAGACATGCCTGCCCGCCTTCGTTGGGGTGGCCGTGCTCGACGTCCCACGCGGCAAAGTCGTAGGTAGAGGTAATCAGCATGGTGGGAAGGTCGTACTTCTCATATAGCGCGCGGGCGCTCTCGGGCAGGTTAATCAGAGGCATGGCCATGGGCGCCGCCGCGGCGAAGATTTCGGGATGCGCGTTTATGCAGTTGTAGGTCGCCATACCGCCCATGGAATATCCGGTCACGTATACCCTTTCGGGATCCAGCGCGGGGTACTTGTCGAGCATATATTTCACAAGAAGGGGGAACGCCTCGCCTGCAATGGAGGTGATGCCGCTGTGCA